CAGGTAGGTTTCCTGCAACAGGTCTTCGGCGGTGCTGTGGTTGTTGACCATCCGTTCCAGGGTCCGCAGCAGCGATGTGCGCTGGGCGAGGAAGACGTGATTGAAGTGTGATTGACTCACGGGAGGACCTGATCCATTTCGAGCGAATGATAATGCTTATCATCCGCCCGAGCGGTCAAGTGTTGATTTCAGATTGAAATCAACCTGTAAGCGCGCGCCGGATTTGGCACCGCTTAGCGTTTTACTTGGCACTGCACAGACTAAGGCTGTCTACCGCTCAACAGCGTCGACCGCCACTTACCACGGCAACGAAGCCTGTATCTCTGCGTACCGATCCATGCCTATCTTGCGCGCAGCCTGAATCTCCTCCTCCGATGCACCCATCATCTGCAAGCGAGCCGCTTCAGAGAAATAGCGATCTGACCCATTGATAGGGTCTGCGTAAGCGCGCAAACGCTCCGCTTCGATTTGCTCACGCTTAGACGGCACAGAAATGTCCGCCAGCTCCGGTAGCCCACCGGCTCCCGGCACCACTTTTTTGTCTCCTGGTCGAAAGCGGACGACGGCGTCGAACATCTCGCCACTGATCTCGATTGCGTCCTCTGGAAAGCTTGGGTAGTTCTCAGGAGCATCGTAAAAGCTGTTATTTGAAGCGCTATAAAACATGCTGAATCCTCAGTATCCGATTGCAATTGCGCCAAAAGACGACGGCACCACGCCACCCCAAGCATTGAAGGAGGTGTTTGTCGGCGTTCCGACTGCAATACTTTGTGGGCTAGCACCGTTGGTAGAAGCTCCCCAGACGCCGCAACATGCGTTCGGAAACGCGATAGGGAATGTAGACGCGGCGCCTTGTCCGCCCAAAGTCGTCGTGCGAATCCACTGGATGATCAGCTCACGGCGGACACCTGTGGTCTTGTCACGAAATGGGATTTTTATGTAGTCGTTGTTCGCCGCACCTCCTGCACCAAGGAAGGTAGCGAGTAGACCAGCCGGGGAGACAGCCTTGTCTGAGATGACTGATGCCAAGATCTCAGCGGCACTGGCAAACTGCGTAACCCCCGCAAGCGACTCAGTCGCTCGCTGTCCAAGGGTTACGGCGTGATGGCTTTTGCTTCCGTTGGGTAGCTGCAGCGCTCCGCCCGTGGATGACAGCAAAATCCATGCTCCAGCGGCGACGGAGTACCTCACGGTGCAGAATCCGTTCGCGATGATCTCTCCCCCCTGTAAAGGCAACTGCCCAAGGCCAAGCAATGGTGCTGGGGGCAGTCCATTCGGACTGAATGTTCCTGCGCCATCATTGGCTGTTTTAGCCTTGAAATTCAGCGTGAGGCCGTCTTTGAGCATCACAACAGCAGGCGTAAACATCACCGAATAACTATTGGCGGTTCCTGCATCCACCCCGAAGTTGCCGTCATTTGCTTGCATGAGAAGACGAACAGACTTAAGCACCTGAGAATCGTCCGCTGTATCCAGCACCAGGCCCGCACCTTCAACCACTGCAATCAGCTCCCGCTGAATGGTATTCAACCACTCAGAGCGGATCAGGGTGGCGTCCACGCCTGCGGCGGGATTACCCTCTATATATTCACCAGCGGCGTTCGCCGTGGTGGTGCTGTCTCCGATTTTTTGCATCATTTTTCCCCGTAGCCGAACAGCAAAATAGACTCGGCTGGCATCATTTGACGCAACCGACATTCAAGTGATTTGTTGCCCCAGGACGCCAGCGGATCGCCTGCGGCTGACTGTCCTGCTCGGGCACGATTGACCGTCACGGCTGGCGCATTCACGCGCCAGGTGAAAGTCCAGTCGCCGCCGTAGATGGGATCGCCTGCACGGGCAATCCCGGCCCTTGCAGGCCTGAAAGTAGTAATGGTGATGTCGTAGCCAAGACTCTTGGCCAGCGCGATAAAAAACGCTCTGCTTTGACCGCCGCGCCACTGAACCTTGCTCACGACAGCCTGCACACGTTGACCGACCGACTGAGGGACGCCAGTCAGGCAGGGATCGGGCAGAGCGAGGACTCGCTCCCAATCACTCAAACCTTCCCCAGAATCAGGAAAGATGGCGCTATAGGCAGACTCTGTTTTTGCCTCGGAGCCTTTCAGAGCTGAAGCTTCAGCCTCAATAGTTGCTGATAGTGTTGGTGCGCTTCCCTCGTAGGAAACAGGCGGGAGTAACAGGCGGAGTTGATCGGCAAGGGAAGTCATTCAAGAAGCCCCAATGTGATGGTTCCGGGGCGAATCCAGCCGATCAACGCCAGATCTTCAGAGGCGTTTACATTGCCTGCTGGCGTTTGAACAGAACGATCTATGACACCGGCGAGGTTGTTAATCATCGCTTCAATGTGTGAGCGCTTGAGCATCTCCCTGGGCTTGAGCGAGCCGAGTAGAGACTCGTAGGCCTTCTGAGCCGTGGCTTGTACATCGGCAAGCAAAAAACCGTCAGTCAATTCCACAAGGGCTGTCGAATCAACGACGCGAATGGTCGGCGGATAAACCCAGACATCGGCAATGACGGAGCATTGGCTCAAGACATGTTCCCGGCAGTCTTCTACAACTTCGAGCGCAGGCAGTCCGCTACCGGATGTTATGACCAGGTCAACCGTACCCGCGCCTCGGCGCTTGGGCAGCGGCAGGACATCCGTTACACCCTCTACCTCTTTCGCCCAGCGAACGTAGTCATAAACAGCTCCACCAGCAGGCGGTTTTTGCATGATCTCCAGCAGCCTTGCCAGCACCGATTCGATTTTCTCTTGCTCCAGGCCACCAGCGGTTTCACCGATCAACGTTGCGGTTGAGTCCATGCCCAAAGGCGGACTGGTAATAATCAGGTCGCCTGTGAGCTTGTTCAGCCCGCTACCGGTAGTTTCTGCTTTTATCACTACGGTGGTGACACCGTCGGTTCCCAGCGTTGCGTCAGATTGCGCAACAAACGTTTCGCCCGTGACGAAATGCTTCATGGTTGCGCCGATCAGGATCTGAACGCCGGAAACGCCTTTCAGCGAAACCGTGCCGGTAGCCGCCACTTCGCCCTTGCGTAATACACCTCGTAGCGCCGCCGCGCGTACTACCTCTTCTTCATCAGCGGTATCCGGAAATATCTGGCGGTAGACCCAGCCGATTTTTTGATACAGCCCTTCAATCGCGGCGGAGACCGCCGCCGAGCGGACGTAGTTGTCACTGTCGGTGCCGATGTCGGCCTCGGCCTGAAGGTTACGAATATCCCGCAGGATGTTCCCGAGAATGGTCTCCAGCGATGGGGAGGTATAAGCCATGTCAAATGACCCTTACAGGTTGGCGAAACACCTGCGGATTGCCGGTGGCGTCGGTTATGTCGATTAGTAGTTCAAGCCAGCCGTTGTGGGGTTGCTCAATGGTGATGGCGATCTTCTTGGCGCGGCCGTCATCGAGCAGGGGCTGAAGTGCCTGTTCGGAGTATTGCTTGGCCAGAATGCCGACCTGAGGTCGGTCTTTTTCGCGGTGAAGTTCGTGCAGGCGGGAGCCCAGCGTGGGATCAGCCCACCAGCTACCGAGGGGAGTCATGAGGCGGATGTAGACGGCGTTTGCCAGCGTATTGATACGCTGGCCCGTCAAGTCGCCAGTGGTGGGATTTATGCCTGCGTCCATGGGAAGCATGGTGCAAGCTGATTTGCGAGGAGAGTATTTCGGGATGGTGCAAGGTTTACCCGAGCCGGAAGCCCCCTCCAACCTCAGCCAGTGCTATCGTTAAATTTCAACAGAAAAGGCACATCTTATGAATACTGGCGTAACCGTTACGAACAGCGCTCACGTAAGGTTCATCGACTGGAAAATTGGAAACATGGATAAAGGGTTTGATATTTCGGACTCAGAGGATATCAGCCTGGAAAAGGTTCAGTGCCAGTCCACCAGAGTGGCAGTGGTTGGCGAAAGAGTTAAAAGGCTACACGCGGTGGACGTCACTCACCATCCAGCCACCAATTGGTATCCGCAGCCTACTTTGCTGGCTGTACTTATACGGAGAGCTTCATATGGCCATGTTTGAACTCAAAGACTGCGAAGATCCTAAAATCACGAACTGCCATACTGACGATCCTGTGCTGATAAAAGGCGAGGGCTTAGACAGGCTAGAGGTGGCGGATTCCACCGCTTTTTCACCACACTCAGCCTCTCCAAAACGGACAATTGCGCAATTCCTGATTGAGAATTTGTTTACCGCCACTTTAGGGCTGGTGATGACTGTTATCGGGGGATACCTGATCTTTCGTTTTGGGTGGACTGGGTAATTCAAGGCAAGACCCGGGAGAGCATTGTATTCCTCCCTCAATCCAGCCCTTTCACTCTTATTGAGAGGGATTTGGCGGCGTTCCTGAAGGATGGCCGTGCTTGTTGTAGATTTCCCTGTCTAACTGCATAGATCGTGTGTGGTCGCTGATTTCGCCATCTGCTTTGATGTCACCCTCTACGTGCTCATCCCCGGTCATCTCTACCAACGGTGTTTCAAAGCGCACCTTGTTCTTCACCTTGAACACCAGGTCATCAGTGACAACCTCAATCACCCGACCACGCTTCATATGCACGTAATCCCCCTCGTCCGTGTACAGCGATACCTCACCGTCCTGGAGCTGCAATCGGTAGCGACCGTCTTCGCTGGCCACAACGACTGAGTGCTTACTGTTGCCACCCACCGGGATAACGATGTACTCCGCACCCGGCAACGGCGCCGAGCTGAATCCATAGTTTTGGAACTGCTCCCCGTCGACCGTCTCACCGGCCAGCCCCTGCATCTGGACACCGATCAACTTGCCGTGAGTGTTCCGCGCCGCGACAGCACGGAAGGCCTGGCGAACACTTCTTGCAGCGCGTTCGGCTTGCTCACGCACCAGAGCGGCCATGTTACGAGTCATCAAGCCCCCTTAATTTTTTCGATGAAAGCCGCGTCCGGGTTGGACTTGCCCTTGTGTTTTTTGACCTTGTTGCCGTCCAGAACCCACATCTTGTCTTCACGCAACCGCAGTTCGGTTATCTCGCCTTCACCACGCGATAAGCGCAACGTCCGAGACATCAGGAAGTAGGTGTCATTGATTCCATGGGGCTCACTACGCACCACAACGCGTTGACCTGGTGTCCAGACTTTCCCACTTTGCGACCGGTGGCCTTTGACGATTGCGCGGATCTCGAAACCTTCCAAACGGCTGTCAGCCAATAGCTTCCGAGCCCGCGTCGTGGCCATGTCCTGGTTCTCGCTGGAGCTGTCGATAACTACTTTTGGCCGGAAGATGCCACGGCGTGCCAGGGTTTCATCCTCGATGACCGAACGCATGTGGGAGCGCTTTGTATCAAGACCGTCGTTTTCGTACTGCCCATGCTGCCCTAGCACCGTGATTTGGCTGTATCGGTTGGCAATGGATCGACGGACGCTCAAACGCTCCACGTTGTTTCCTACACCGTCCTCCCGCAGTATCAGGACACCCACGGGCGGCGTGGTGTAGTCCGGCCCACCGATGACAAGGCGACCATCCGGTTCAACCCATGGCCATAGACCGTTGGCCTCGGCGACCTGTAGCAAAGCCTCCCAAGCGGTCTGGCCTGGCTCGATCTGAATACGGCGTCGAGTCTTGGCTTTCTCCGCTCGGATCTCGACCTGATAAGCCCCCAATGGCTTAACTACCTGGTCGATTATTTGATCCAACGAAGCTTCTTTCATAGACACGAATGGCGCAGAGCAATCCACCAACGGCGCCGCACGATCACGACCATTTATGCGAATGGAAATACCCCGTCGCGAAACATCGTGTTCGTACTCATCTATCTGACCAGTCAGCACACGATCACCATCCAGCGTCAGCGAGCAAGGCGCCCCCTCTGACACTACGGTCGGCAGACGCGTGCCCTGTTTAGTGTGGATTTCCAACTCAAAAGCATCTGCCGGAGTCAGCAAATCCGACTCTATCGACCAGCCATCCCAAGTGTCATGGGACAGACCGCCGATGGAGAGGCGAATGGATGGAATGGGGTTATTCGGCATAAGCACGTAGCACCCTCCCGGCCGGGATGTTGTGAGGGGTATTCAGCCCCGGATTCAGTCGAAGGAGTTCCGCAGATCTCGCATGTTCCCCATACCAGCGATGAGCGAGCAGGCGCAGGCTCGCGGGGGACTCGACAGTACGCTCGATCATTGGCGGGCTCTGCAAAATGACCTGGCGCGCCCTGGACTGAATCATGGCGGCGGTGTTGCGCAGCCCCTCAATGATCGGCCGCGCCACTTCCACGTCATACAGTCGTCGCTGAAGCAGGATTGAGGACTGCACCAATGACCGCACCAAGTTCACTAAACCCTCCAGTTCTGTAGGGCTGAGCGTCGGTTTTTTACTTTCGTCTTCAATGACAATCGCAACGGCCTGAGCATGTGAGAGAGCCAGCTCAGTGATGACCAGCACGACCAGTGCAAACCCGGCGGCAGCGACTGGATCAGCCGGCATTCCCTCAGGCAGAAGATTCGGATCAGGCGCAATTCCCTGTCGGGCACTTATCAGGAAAGCATTACCGGCACGCGCCGCTTCCGTGGTCAGACTGTCGCCGCCTGGAATGCTGGCCGGAACGCCCGACATGGATAGAAGCTCGCTCGACTTGCTGGGCGTCGTACCTTGAATGGCACTACGGATCTGGCTCGGAGTGCGGAACAGATCAACCAGCGGGTCGAATGCAGCGGAAGGGTTTCGGGCCATCGATGCGACACCTGATACCACGCCGAGGATTTGCGAGCGCAGTTGTTGTACGCGCAAGAAAATGCCTGGCAAGCCCAACGCTTTTTCGATCAGACCAACCCAGCCGCCGCCGATCCAAGACTGAATCTCACTGACCAGGGAGTCGATGCGACCGAACAAATCAAACACGCCGTCTTGCCAGGTGTACTGGTCTTCCTCTTCTGTTACCGCGACATCAATAAATTCGAACTGACGGGCAAAGAACGGCAGATCCGGAGTGTCTTCCACAAACACCAGGCTAACCGTGGCAGAGTCTGGCGCTTCGGCGTGGTGCTTCACGTCCAGACTGTGCGGAACGACGCTGATGCTGCCATATATTGGATGGATCAGCTCACCCGAGCCGATCACCTCCAACGTTGCAAGCAGGTTCTGTAGTTCAATCTCGTAGTTGACGCCGAACACCACTAGTTGCATCGGGAATCGTCGAGCGCCGCGCCCAAGATCTCGCACGCTGTCACCGTTTTTGAACGGCGTCCCGTGCTCGGCCAGTGAGCGCTGCCACTGGAGACTTTCCTCGACGACCTGAATGGGAACGCCTCGAAATGAAGCATCCAATAACGTTTCTGACCAGCTCATTGTCCACGCCTCATTTGAACGTCTGTTCTGCGCTCCATCTCGGCTTGGAGCATGTGAGAGTCCAAGCGCAAATCGATGACCAATGGTTGAGCCACCAGCTTTTGCAATCGCGCTTCAGCAGCCGAAGGATCCGTACCGGCGGCAACCGCTCGATTCGCTACACCGGCCGCCCACTGGTTCGCACCATCAATCGGCAGGCCCGCCGCCGTCATACCCGTTTGCTGATGTGCTAGCCGTTGGGCCTGAGCTGAAAGCCAATCGGAGGACTGGTCTGGATTCTGGGCGGCGAGGTCGATTCGGTTGCGGTAGAAAGCGGTTTGGTAGGTACGTTGGCCATCGTCCAGGAGCACACTCCGCTGGGCATCTCTCAGCCGACCTTCGTCGGTGCTAGAGCTGGCTCCGCCCAGTTGTGTGGCACTTGCCGCAAGTGCGACAGGCCCCAGCCAGGGCGCTAGAAATCCGCCAGGCTTACCCTTGCCGGATGATGAGGAACCATCTGGCAAATCTGGCATTCCTGCACCAGGTTGAATGTTGTTGGGCCAGTTGGTTACGAATACTGAAGTTACACCCGTGGCTTCTTCTAGAACTTTGCCGACAGCGATGTTCTTCAGCGTCTCAGGGCCTCCCATCACTTTATTCAACAAAGCACCCGCACCCGCTTTGGCACCACGACCAGCGTAATATCCACCGACGCCCAGGGCAGCGCCGCCCAATAGCATTTGCTCCCCGGACAAGTTCAAGTCATCGAGCAGATAACTGCCCATATCGGCAAAGCTCTTATTGATTGGGGTTGCCATACGGTCAATGGCTTCGCCCAACGTAGCTTTCATTCGTGCAGCCGTGCCGCTCGCGCTTTGAGTGTTTTCTTTCAGGTCATTGTTGAAAACCGGTTCTGCCTTCTTTAGCTCGGCCGTGCCGTTGCGGAAGTCGTCCAATCGGTCTCCGGTCAACATGCTGCGCATACCGCGCACGGTGTCCTGATCCATTCCTTTAAAAACAATGCCCATGAACTTGGCCCGTTCAGCATCCGTTTTCATTGCGTTGTACTTACGTTTCAATTCTTCAAATACAGCAACCGGGTTCTTTGAAGTGCCATCTTTATTGAAGAAACCTACGCCGCTCGATTTTGTAATTTGATCGCGATATTGCTTATTGCTAAATACGCGCAGAGTAGACTCCGCCAATGTTCCAAGTCGGTCAGGCTGTAGCTCAACTTTGGAAAGCGCTTCCGTGAAAGCAAGAGCTTGCTCGATGGACATACCGGCAGCAGAGGCCACGCCACCAATTTTCGGGAACAGGTCGGAAAGGTTCTCTAACTCCGCGTTCCCCAGACGACCCGCAACAGTCATCTTCTGCAACAGGTCAAGCGCCGCGTTCCCCTCGTTCAGGTCGATGTTGAAGGCACTTGCAGCAGCCACCACGGCCTTGCCCAGGACGGCAGAGTCCGCACCGGTAATCGTCGATGCTTGGCCAATTGCATCAGCGGTCTTTTTGGCTGGATCATATTTAACGCCGGACGCAATCAGGGTGTTGAATCCGCTATCGACGCTCTCGCGACTCAGCCCGTAATCCTTGGCAATCCTGAAGCCTTCTTTCTTCCAATCGTCTTTCTCGGCCGGGGACATATCGGCGGTTTGTTTGGTGCGAATCAACTGACGATCCAGGCGAGCACTTCCGCTCAAGCCTGCCACGACACCCACACCAACGCCCACCCCGGCCAACTGGCCTTGGGCGCTAGTGCCCAAAGACTTAATGCGGTCGAATTCCTGACGGACACCAGAGGCGATAGCCTTCAGAGCGTGCAGATTGCGCCCCCCGTTCTGCGCCAGGCGACGAAAAGCCGACTCGGTACGCTCGACACTCTGGCGTAGTGGCTGGACGCCCTGGCGATCCGCGCTCGCGGCGTCGGCTTTAATGTCCCGCGCAGCCTTACGACCGGCGTCCGCCATTGCCTTCAATTCTTCCTTGGTCTTGCTGACCTCAAGCCGGGTTTGCGAGCCCGCTTTAGCTGTTTCACGCATTGAGTTCCGGATGACCTGGTAACTCGTTGCGCCAGCCTGGCCGACTCTGGTAATTGCCGCGCCGGCCTTCCAGCTTTCATCGGCGAGGGACTTCGCACCCTCCTTACCAGCCTTGCGCAGGTCGCGGTTGATCTGCTCGATCTCACGGCGACTGTTTCCCGAATGGGCTTGAAAGCGAAGCGCAACGCGCAGATCTGAACTCATCAAACACTCCTGAGCGTCTTGCAGATACAAGAAAGGCCCGATATCGAGCCTTGTATTACTTGGGGGGAGGCAACTTTTTACGTTGTCGTTTACTGACGTACCGCGTCGTAGTCGTCGGCTTGCCCACTATCAAATCAATACGGGCATCAATTTCATGCCGAGTCATCTGCCGGATTTCGTCTAAGCGGTAACCGGCTCGGACAAGTCCATGCTCAATGCGTCGCCAGTCGGTGATGCCGCGCTCGGCGGCATAAGCTTTTTTTCCAGCGCTGCATCCGCGTCGGCGATCAGGCCCAGATCGCTTTCGGTCAGCGCATCACGCAGCAGATCCGTAGTCAGCGCATCGGCTGGAATATCGCCTAGGGAAAGGAGCTGACGGCGATAGACGTCCACGGTGATAAGTTGCATTGGGCCATGGGGAAACAGTTCCTGTGCACCGATCAGATCTCCGGTGACGGGTGTGCGTAGCGTGAACGACTTGTGACGCGTACCGGCGTAGTACACGCCGATTTGCAATTCACCGCCGATGGTCAGGCCTTCCCATTGCTTGTTGGTTTGCTCGGTCATGATTTATTCCGTGTAGTAGTTGAGGGCTGCAATGGTCAGGTCGCGGGTTGCTTCGCCTTCAACCTGGTACTTGCTGCCCATCTCCATCAGCGAACACCCTGTCCAGGTCTGACGCTTGCTGCCGCCGTCCTGCGGATAGATGGTCAACTTGGCATCCATCAGTGCCCGCCAATCGGGCTCGCCTGACTTCGGAATCGGGACAGAGATTTTTAACTCGTGCTCTTCGATCCCCTTGGCTGTGCCCGTTGCGCGGCCGGTACGGTTCATTGTCTTGACGACCTTGCGACCCGTTTTGAGGCTTGGCTCAACGCTGGCCACCTCGTAATCGGTGCCGTTGATCTCCAGCACGATCTGCCCCACATAGTTATCAGACATCTAAGTCACCCCTTACAAAAGCAGATCAATTCGGCCGGCGAACACATGCAGGCCGTTGACGACATCGGCTGGAATCGCCGCATTCAAACGATTGACGTCCTGGAGCGAGCGCTCAACGATCAGGCCGTCCGCATTGGCGTCAACCTCCTCAACAATCTCCAGTTCTTCCAGCTTCTTCAGGACATCGAGCAGTTCGCCCCGCACAGCGGCAGGCGTTTTGTTCGATAGTTTCGAGCGCGGGAAACGCAGGCGGATGCGCTCACGGCACGCTTCACGGATGAAATACAGAGAGCGCATGGTGGTCAGGTCGAGTAGCGAAACATCCGTCGCCCCGGACGCCGACTTGGTATAGGTCGAGACCGCACGGACAATCTGCACCACATCACCCGGACCAACTTCCAGCGGTGTAACGCCGTTGGCCAACGCGGTTTCTTGCTCAGTCCGGCCGAGGCGCTTGGTGATTGGCGGAATCTGGATGCCGTTCAGTTCCAGTGTGTTTAGCGGGCGCGCCGGATCTTCCTCGGAGGCAATCTTTGCTGCGTAAGCGCATGCGACCTGGCGCGCACTGGATGCCGTACCGGGCAGAACAGCCAGACTGATCGCGCCGGAGTTGAGTGAGCCAGCCAGTGTGGTCGCAGCAGACAACGTGGTGGTCAGTGCGCCAACGCCGATAATGCTTTGCTGCTCGATGGAGTCGGTGTAGGTCTGGATGTGCGTTCGAAGCGCGGTCATTGCCGCTTGGCTGTACCACGCCGGCACAAGGATAGTGAACTTGCCCGCAGCAGTAGCATCCAGTGCGGCCGCGATGTTTGGTTCCGCGTCTCCCTCTACCACGACTCCCACAATGGAAAGGGCCGCATAGCGATAAGACTTGATGACCGCTTCGACCATCTCTTCGGCGATAGCGCTATTGGTCAGGCTTTTGGTCTCGGCCGAACTGTAAACAGGCGTTGGGACATGGGCCGCCAATTCCGGATCGATGCCCAGCGGAACGATCAGGCAAATACTCTGTTTGTTGGTTGGCAAATTCCGCACGGCCAGCGACGTGTTGAACTCGATGTAAACACCAGGCTTTCGGATCGATGCCGGGATGGTGTCAAAGGCGATCATTTCTCGACTCCTTTAGCGGTTTCTTTGGCACCACCGCGCTTCCTGGCGAGCAGTAGCTCATCATTGGCGATACGGCGGCGGTAATAGGAAGTGTCGGGCACCTCAACCGCCTCTGCCGGGGCCGGTTCGATGTAGGTGTACGGGTCATCTTCTTTCGGTACCCGATGACCAGGTGCGGCGATAACGTGCATCACGCGTCCCTCAACTCGATGTTGTCACTGGCCACGCCTTCAGCATTGATTGCCGGGGTGTGGTACTCCATTGCGATACGCTCCAGCTCGGGCCAATCTGGCTCCGGGACATGCCAGTCCAACGCAAGCGCGAATGACTGACCCAATACTGAAAGGTGCTGACTCTGAAACTTGCCGTTAACCAGGTTGGCGAACTCGGTTGGTCGAACCATCGAGCCGCCTTCCTTGTGCTGCCAGTTGGTCAGCAACGAAAGACAGGATTCCCACAGCCAGTAACTACCCGGATCGCCGCCCCTGGGGAGCAGCCGTCGTTCATTCCCGGCGGAGATGACCAGCCGAAATACCAGCTCAGCGGTGTAGTGCCGGTTCGATCTCTGCTTGAAGCCGATCTTGGGTGTGGTGATAAGGATCGACGGGCCACCGGATATCAGGGTGACCAGCAGATCCGGATCACTCAGCTCTCCGCCGTAGGTGTCCAGACGCAAACGCGGAACGGCTTTTTGAAGCTCTTTCAGCCGAGCCAGAATCGCGTCCTCTAGTGGCCCTAGCATCACAACCGCCCCAACGATTTGCGGGTAAACAGGCGCGGTGGATGGTCAATCTGCAAACCTGAATCACCCGATTCGGATGCGCCCCGTGCTTCATCTTCAGTTGCCAATTTTTCAAGGCGTTTGATGATGTCGCGATAGCGCAGGCGCATTGCCGATTCTTCTACGGCCGTGCCCTGAAGGTGGTAGCGGGCCAATTCCGGTAAGTCATCCTTGACCCAATCCGGAGCGTCCTCTGTCTCTTTGCGAAAACGCAGGTAGAACGAGACTTCACTCCGGGCACGGCTGATGGCATCCGCAATCCTTGCCAATGCATCCACCGCCGTTTCCACGTCCTCAGGGCTCCAGTCGTCCATCGGCTTGCCTTCGGCTGCCGCCAGCAACAGGCTCGATTCAATGGGCGCTCTCGGTGGCTTGACGGCCGCTACGGTGATTTCTTCTTCACCGAAGCGGTGCATCAACTGAACCGCGCTTGGCAGTGCGATGTTCACTTGGTGCCATCCTTGGGTTTGGTTTTCGGTTTTTCCGGCTTGGTTGGGATGTCGCTGATTTGACCTGGCTCGCGCCCGCCATCAACCGGGATAACCGCAGGGGTGACTACCGCACCAGTGCGCGCCACTTGATCGCCGACATCTCCGCCAGCCGGTGGGCCGCTCTGATCGCCTGTCGAGATGACAGCGAGGGCATCGCCCACTCCATCGTTAACAGATGCAGATCCTGTTTCAGGCGCTTGCGGCTGGGGATCTTGTGTGGTGCTGGACGTTTCCGATAACGCGGCTTGTGCAGAGGGCTCATTGAACGACTCCTGTACCTGGTCGAATCCATCCTCCACATGAGCGAGGGTCAGTTGCGGCTCCTTGAGCATTGCCTTCAACTGCTCTTCAGAGAAGAAGTCGTCGGCATAGCGGGTTGGCGCGCTGGAGTGCGCGATACCGGCGCGACGGAAACCATCACGCTTGGCAGTGATAACGATCGTCATAGCGCCCCCTTATCCCAGCCAGCTCGGCGCCAGAACTTCAGCGGTGCCCGCCCATTCGTTGCCACCATCGGCGTCTTTGACCAGGATTTTTCGGGCTGCGCCTTCCAATTGGGAAGGCACAACCAGGAGACCCGGATTGACGCCAAGCGGGCGCCCACCGTCTGCACGGAAGTTCTTCATGGCTGCGCGGGCAGCCGCGTAGTTTTCAGGGGTCAATGGCGCTTTAGAGCAATAGGCGAATTGCCAGAAGCCCAGACCGGCATTTACACGAGCATCCACGCCGTAGCGGTATTCGTCGCGCATGAAGACCTGTTCGTCATCCATGCTGGTCATAGCCTTGAGTTCGTAGTTGCGGCGAACCTGGAAGATGATCGGCTTGATCGCACGGCTGACATCGAGCAGATACCAGGCAGGTCCTTCGCCGTCCTGATAGTTGCTCACGGACACTGCCGTACCGGTGCCATCGGTTTCTGGGTAGACCGGATGGTCGGTATCGAAGAAGTTCTGGCCGTCGTAGCACAGAGTCGTCTGACCGGCTTTCAGCAGCCCGAATACCAGTTCATCCGGGTGCGCTTCGGAAGCTCGGCCCATTTCGGCGAACAATGGTTTATAGACACCGATCTCGTCGTCCTCGATAGCATCGCGAGGGACACCGACCGACGACTCGAATTTTTTGTTGGTGATGGAGTAACTGTGCGCAGCCATGTTTTTTAGAACACGGTCACCGATCCACTCACGGAAGGTCGGGAACTGACCGAGCCAGCCATAGGTATTGCTGGCAGACGAAGACGGCACCAAAGTTGCGATGCGCTTCCAGTCAGTTGGTGTTGTCGTTTGTGCATTTTGGAACTCGGCCTTGAAAGCGGTAAACAGCGCGCGCAAGGCACCCGAAGTAATAATCATGGATGCGTCCTTTATAGATGGGGGCGAGTTACACCTTGCCCTTGATGAACTCTGCTTCGCTCATGCCCAGCAGCAAGGCGACTTGCTGCTCTTCAGCATTCAGTGCGGTAGCGGTGTTGTCGTGTCGGCGTTCGCCCAGAGAGGTGTCCGCCGCGACGACTGGAGCTGCGTCAACGAATGCCTTGAAGCGAGCAAGACCGGTTTCGTCCTGGCAAGCAGCGCGGTGGTAATCGACCGTTGCAGGGGTGATTTTTCCGGCCTGAGTCGCAGCAGTGAGAAGCGCGTCAACGGTCTTGTCGTGTTCGACTTTCTTCTGACTGACAAGAGCCTGTTCGGCATTAGTGGCACGCTGTACGGCCGCGTCGTAATCCGCTCGCGGGATAAAGCGTTCCAGGTTGTTTTGCTCAGCGTTGAGAGCTTGCTGGGTGGTTTTGAGTTGAGCGGCGGCCGCAGTGGCTTGTTCTTCGGTCGCGGTCTCGGGCAAACCGAGGGCGGCCAAAAGCGCTGGTGAAAGTTTCACTGGCGTGTTCTCCGGGGTTTCTTGGTTGAGGGCTGTAAGCAGAAAGTTGGGCTTGTTGGTCAGGCCCGCGCTGACCAGGCACGCAATGCGCATGCTGGTCGGGTCGTAGTCGAAGACAGGGGAAAGGAACCGATACTCGCGGCTCACCACGTCGGATGCTCCGCGAGGTGTCCATTCGACACGACCCCAGAGGGCTCCGCCGCGAATCTCTAACTGCTTGATCCAAGCTGAGGCCGGAGCGTCCATACCCTTTGGGGCGCGGTGCTGTGTCGCGTGCTCCCAGTCAATCGGCAGATCGATAGTCCGGTCGGTAAAGTTGGAGAGCAGCAGAGAACCCGACGCCTCGTCGAACAACCAGCTACGACCGTCGCGACCAGTGACCTTCGGGCCAGAGGGGATTAGTTCGACCCATTCAGGCGCGACACCGTCGATGACGGAGGCGGAAAGGTCGGTGTTGAGTGCGAGAAGTGTCTTGTTCATGCCGCCAGTTTCGGCGGGTCATGATGAGAGGGGAGTTTCAGCGGGGTTTAAGGCTTTGCCCGGTTTCGGGCGGAGGGTATGCACCCATGCGCCATTCTATACGTAGAGAATGGCGCATGGGTGCATAGACTTCTCTGATCGCCTATCAATGCTCTAGAGAGAGAAAGGGCGCGAATCGTGAGTCAATGAGTTGCCATTCGGAATTAATCTTCCCCATCAACTCCATCCGCTCACTAAGACCTTCTCTACTCGCGAGCGGGTGAGGACTGTCTTCTTTAGTAAGGGCAACGTGAAGCTTGGAAATTACACTCCATAGATCGACACTCAAATACTCGTCCATTTCTTTATCGAATAGCCACCTAGCACCTGCAATGCCGGTTAGATAATCAGACTGAAGCTCTGAGGTAGGCTTACCGTACATCATGAGTTGGCCAAACGCCTTTCGCACCGCTTCGTAGACCACAATTCTTTTATCGAAAAGGTCGAGCTTGAGTTTCATCCGAGCTGTTTTCCATTGGGCCCTAGCAATCCAGGCTCCAAAAAAAGCGAGGACAGGCGTTGAAAGCGCTGTGAGATATTGCAACCAATTCGCCTGTTCTTTTGCAGTTTCTATAATCGGTTTGATTATTTGAATTGTGAAAATGTCCATGCGCTTCATCCGTGGATAACGATGTGTGATTTTTCTAGGGCAATGACGGTGAATGCGGATTCTTTTGATCTACAGCTCCGCGACCTCGATAGAAACGAGCCTGCGAGCCAATCTAACGCATGTCTAACGCCTACCGCGAATGCCTGGCGCTCCGGTTGTACCGCTAGGCCTCCTAGAACGCCGTCAGCGAGCTTTCCCGAAAATGCAATTACAAAGGCTCGGAGAGGTAGTCTGCGATGATAGTGAGGATCTCAGTGTCATCCTCAGACGACAGACCGAGATATGGCCGCGCTGGCATTTCCGCTGTGCGTGCCCCATGCGTTACCCATTGGGAAAAGTTTGACTTGCTGCGCTTCACGAAGCGATTGCCTACCGCACCGTTTTTGTGACTGAAGTAAACTTGCTGTGACCTGGCCGCGTGTTCGATCTTTCCGCCGAACTGGTGAATAGCGCCGTAAACCCTGTTCGTACCAAACGCCAGTTCATTGCCGCTGACGCTATGTCGAATGGTGTCCTGAAGGTGGCCGTCCTGGCGAAGAATCTTATTACCCTTTTTTCTCGCCAACGTTGACGGGGCCAGCGGCGCCCAGGGCGAACCGTCGGGAGCGACCTGCCGCCTGAACCTGTTATCCGTTGACTGGTGCAGATACTCGGCAATGTCCAGGAGCGGTGTGGTCAGATCCCCGAGACGCTCCATCAACTCGGCGAGTGCCGCCCCCGTCCGGCTGTCGTCCAGCTCCACATTTAGCATTGCACCCGCCACACACACCTCCTACTATCTGATTTGCCCATTGAGTGAGCAGTCTCCGCCAAGACCTCCAGGCCTACACTCAGGGCTCAATCGCGTGTGGCGGCGCGCGGTTTTACTTCTTCTGGATCTCCGGACGGCGATACAAGCGAACGCCGAGCCTGAGTTGCTCCAGGTAATCCGGGTCATTCGAATCTGGCGAAAACGTCGTAACACCGTCCCAACCATCTTCCCCGACCTCAAACACTGACAGCGCTGGTACGGGCTCGCCATCGACTAGATAGCGCGAGATGTAGCGCCGACGCACTACCGCTTTGTTCCTGGAGTAGAGCCACTCCAGACGCACCCACACTTCGTCAGGGTCTTTGATCGCATCCGCCAAGAGCAGCAGCTCGCGGGCGTGCCCCCGTTTGCGGATCTTCAATGCGCCAGTTTTGGCATTGGTGAACAACTCGCGCCCAACCACCACGGCATCCCCAGTCACATCCCTGAATACCACGGGCTTGGCATCACTCGCGCCAAATTCGCCGAGGAATTTTTTCACGTACTCGGCATCACTCAAGCCTGAAGGCAGCAGCCGATCCGGTGCCATTTCCCGCGCCGCCGGCAATGCGCCTGGTGGGCGACGATTCGGCAACCCCGCGCCCTGGACGCTACTCGCCCGCGCACCAGGATCTGGCAGCGGGTCATAGGCTCGGAGTGGTGGAACAGCCGCATTTAATCGAGATTGACCAGGAGCGTAGTCAAAGCCAGGATCGATGCCTTTCGGCACCTGGACAACTCGCGGGCCATTGGGGCTGTTGACGCCAATCGTTTTGCTTTCGTACTCGATGACAGGTGCGGGGCCAACTGACAGCCCCTGACGGTCGACATCTCGCTGGCTCAGCATGAACTTTTTGCACTTGCAGCCCCATCCGTTTTGCGGGCTATGGCTTGACCACCATGGGTCATCCAGGGGCAACACGGTGCCATCCCAGGCCAGATGTTGCGGTCGTGGGTTCGCACTGTCGCCATGGCGATAGACCCCAAAAGGACGGCGCTTGCGCAGCTCAGGATCTGCCATCTGAGTTTCACGACCAGCATTGTAGGACTGGCGCAAGTTCGTTTCGTAGATCACGCGAGAGCGCCATCCACGGCTACCGTTGTACTGCCAGCCATGCTTTCCGACGATTTGGTCAAAGTCTTTCCTGAACTGTTCCAGAGTCAATCCCTGACTGATCGCCTTTTCTACGGCTCCGCGCATATCGCCCAGAAGATCGCGCTTCATTGTTCCGGCGACCACAAAAGCCCAGTCATGCTCGACGTTATAAATGTCAGTCCAGGCGCGGGTCGGGATGTCTGTTTTACCCCGGAAATAGTCGATTTGTTCTTTGAACGGAAGTGAACCGTGAGAGACGGCCATCTGCTATAACCTCAAACGCTGATCGAACAAATAATTAGGAAATGGAGCACCCTATGAATCTCGCTGCTTTGATCCACATTGTTGGAAACTCACCGGAGTTAATCGAGAACAACGTCCCCGCAGGGGTTGATACAGCCACGACACTTGGAGTCGCTCGTCGCCTGATTGGATTAGGTGGCGATGTAGATGCGCTCACCCATAATCAGCGGCATCACTACGACAGCTACATCCGTTCATTAGTCGAGAACGTAGCGTGCGACGGCGTGTTTGGTTTTGATCCAGACACTGGCCATGACACTTGCGCCGGAAACGGTCGTATTGATGATGAAGACTTGGAGGGCTGCTACGTACTTGATGAAATGCTCTGTCAGGTATGCCAAGGCGTTGCGAACAGAATGCAAGCTGACTAAAACCCCCGCAGCACGTCATACCGTCCAGCCATGCTCGCGGCAGCCAAACCATCCGCCATGGCATCCGCAAGCTGGCTGGCATTCATTTCGGGGTACGTCTCGATCAACCGATCTCGGAACTCTTCCAGAGAACTGACCGAGTCCAACAGCGCACGAATGGATTCCACCATGTCATCCATAGCCGTCGATGTTGCGCTCTCTAGAGTGTCGACCTGGTTATCCACGACATCCTTTTGAACAATCGGCTTGCGTGTCTGCTCGCTGTTCAAAGCCATAACCGTAGACGCCGGAGCTGCGACACCCAATAGCTTGGCGCCCTTGGCTGGCTCCGGAATACTCAACTTGTCGCGAATAACTGATTGCTCGACCTCCAGCCCCAGCGGGACAAGCTTCTCCAGCGCCGTGACCAGGAGCTGCGTGTTTTCCGGCTGCGGTACGTCGAGAATCAAGCGTGGGTATTTTCGACCAGGTGCAAAGTTCAGATCGCACCAGGGCCGAACGAAATACCGATTGAGCGTGTTGGATTCTGCCTTCGCGTCCGCTTGTAGTAGATCGAGACGCACCTCGTTATGGATGTTCGCCTGGGCCTGGCTGGAGCCGTCATCGGTGGACATGGTTTGACCGACTACAGCCTTACTGACTTGTTTATCCCACCATTCAGCCAAGCCTTTGAAGAAATCCCCCGCGCCGGTAACGCTGGTGGCCTGCGGAAAATCGATCTTCATGCTGTCTGGAATCACGGCGGCGGCATCGCTGCCGAGGTTGGCCACCGCAGACATCAGGGTTGCGATGTCGTCTTTACTCGCCCCTGGGCCATATCGGCCGACGCGCATTGGCATGCCGAAGATGTCGGCGAAGCCCATCCAGTCTTTCCATGTCCACGCCTTGCACATGTAACCCACGGCCGCGAGTCGGGCCAGTCCGCCCCGGATTGGCAAGCCCGAGCGGATGCGGGGCAAATGGACGATGAATTTGTAAGGCGCCAAGGCAACACCATTAACCGGATCCGCCTCATCGAGCAGGCGCAGTTCGCGACCTGTTTCTCGGTCGTACTGGAAGAAACGTTGATCTCGCGGCTCAAAGCGCGAAGGGTTCCAGGTCTTGCCGCTCCGATCCCACATAATCTCCGACACGGCGTAACCCTTGCCCATAGCGTCGGTGAGGTCGGCTTGCAGCTCCCCGAACTCTGGCGAGTCGACAATCTCCTTAAGCGCATCCGCCCGGCGAATGTCTTCGGCGTCGTCGCTTGCAGCCTCAACGCGGATCGATAGCCCAGAAACCGCCAGTTTTCGGGTGCCGAGTACCGACGCGTAGTGCAGGTCACGCTCTTCCATTTCTTCGGCAAGGGTCAGATAGTCGTGCGCTGATCCTTCTGCGGCCGCTTGCAGAATGCTGGCCAGGCGTCCTGGCGTGAGGCCGCTGGCGATAGATTGGTGCCAAATCTGGCGAATGCCGGTGGTGCGGGCAGCCGCCAGTTCTTCGGTGAGTTTGTCGTACTGGATCGGGCGACCGTACTGGTCAACGATGCGTGAATCAGCCATTACCAAATGCCTTTCTGGGAGCGCCACCCGGCGCCGAGCTGGATCTCGCGATCAGCCTGGGCAGCCGGTTGGACTCGGTGATATTCGAATATTTCAATGGCTTGGCGAGACGCGTAGTCCGCCAAAGCGGCGGCGATACCGGCGTCCCCGTGACGCTTGTCACCGCCCTTTGAGCCGTCGCCTTTTTCAGTGGTGCGTTTTTCCGGGATGCGGGCAACACCTTTCACCATCCGGAAAGCCCGGATGTCGCCGGTCACATCCCGGTCGGCCGGAATCTCATCGAACGTGCCGTCCTCCAATGCAGCCTTGAATGGCGGCATGTTGTCGCGATACCACCCCTCGGTCAGCATGACCCGCTCAATCCGATTGAAGCCGTATTTCACTGCCGCGCTTTCCGCGAGCTGTGAGCCGTTGCCCCGAGCGTCGGGTGCGCCTTTCTGAAAGTTAGGCAGCCGATCCACGATGTAGAACAGGATCTGTTCCTGCTGCTTGAACGGAACGTTGCGCAGCTCAACCACAAAGGGTGTGCGCTTGCGCATGTTCTGATCTTTGACTAGGGGCCAGATAACCGACAGATCTCCGCTACGGGCGAAGTCGTGACCGTAATAGCTATGTACGTCGAGGGGGATCTTCTTCAACAGCGGCAGCAATTCGCTTTCGCACCACTCCAGCGTCTCAGCCAATCGTGTGGGTTCCGCGATGGTCTCGTACCCCTGCGGGAACTTGAGCCGCAAGACCGACACGTCTTTACTGGTGCGTTGTTCGATCAATGCCAGGCTCAAGAAGGCACCGCCGCCTTGAGAGGGTACACAATCTAGCTCTTCTTCGGCCGCGTCCGCGTAGAAGCCATAGACCCCCTGTACCCACGCGGCCTCTTCCTCTTTGGAGTACGGGATGCCCTTGCGCAGGCAAACACGCTTGTATAAGCCATCTGCGACAGCTTCACCGAATGTGCAGCGGAACAACTCGCCTTTGCGCTTGCCTGCGCGAATGTCGTTTATCAGTTCGTTAAACGCATTTTCAGTGCCGTCATGCGTGCTGATTACGTGCACTTCGCCACCCCAGATAAGCAGCGCCAGTGCCGCTTTCAGAAGCTCGGCAAGATCCTGGTGAAACGCCGCTTCATCAATCACCACAACGCCCTGACGCCCCCGAAGGTTGGAAGGTCGGCTGGTCAGAGCTACGATCCGATGCCCACTCGGGAAAGTAATGGTGTAGGTCTTGATGTGTTTGTCAGGGTCGCTATCCGGCCAGATGCCTTCCTCAATCTCACCGGCCGCGTAGTTGAAGGCCCGCGCCCACATGGCGCAGGCCTGAATGTACTCGACCGTCATGTCCTGGTTGTAGCCCAAGTAATACACCGTCTGGCCACCAGCTTGTTTCTCAGCGGCCGCGACCAGTACGTTGTCCGCCGCTTCCGCCCAGGTCAGACCGATCCGCCTGGACTTCTCGCCAACCTTGAGAGGGGCGCGGATACCAATCCAGTCCTTTTGATAGTCGAGCAGTACCGCAGGGGCGTCGACTGTCGCGGTGCTGTCCAAGACTAGAGGGACACTCATGCGGCCATACCAAGGATTTCCCGACGGATCTCGTCGACGGTCTCTTTATTCAAGCCGCCTTTCTTGGCGATTTTCTCGACGCGAGTCGCGGCTGCTTCAACCTTTTCACGATATTCAGCCTGCCATTTCTTCTGTACAACAGAGGCTTTACCCAGCTCAGCAACGGCCTTCGCCACCTTGGGCAAATCCATCTTGTCATCGTCAGCCATCAGCAGTTTGAAGAGATGTTCCTGCACCAAGCGCATCAATGCTTCGTTGACGGCACCTTCCTCATCAGGTGCCGCAGCCACCACAGCCCGCGCTTGCTCACTGGCAACCTTGAGCGCTGATAGCTTGGACTCGAAGTCCTGACCATAGCGGTGCAATGCGGATTTGCTGATGGAAAACCCCTTGGCCGACAGCTCGGCCGCGAGACTTTCATACTCGCCGAAGCCGTTTTCAGCGAGGGCTTTATCCAGCCAGGCTTTTACGGCCGCTGGCAGACTGGCGACTTTGCTGCGCGGGGGCATGGGCTTAGCTCCAGTATTTTTCAGGACGGGCAATGCCAGGATTGCAGGCGATGGTGTATTCGGCGACATCGACGCCGTAGTGAGTCAAACCGCAGATCCAAACACCATTCGGCTGTTTGTCCAGGGTGACCAGGCTACGGTCGGCCAGGTAATCCAGCTCTCGGCGCAGCTCCAAGGTAGTCGAGTCCGGATAGATGCCCTGAATGGTGGCAAGCACGACGGCTTCGTGCGGATCTACCGGGCGCGACGTGTCCAGGGTTTTGATGATGTACCAGCGCAGGGACTCCCGGCGCGTTTTGGCGGGGTCGATCATTTAGCGGTTCCTTTCAGTTGAACGTTTTCGAGTTTCATTGCCAGCGCATCGAGTTTTGCCTCGATGACGGTCTGGTTGCGTACGTAGTCCTCCCGCCGCACGTAATGCAGCGGCATGTCACCCCGCAGACGTTCAAAACTCAGCTCAAGCTGGCGCAGACGTTCACCGTCTTTTGCGATGGCGTTAAACCGGTCATCCATGACTGCGTTGCGTTGATCGAGGCGGCGCTCCATTTGCAGCAGCAGGAGTTTTACCAATCCGGCAAAGCCGCCCAGGACGGTCACCCCGGCGCCGATTAACTGCCAAGCGGGCATTTCGATCATCATCATTTACGCCCCCTTGCCCGGTCGCGGCGGGTTTGGCACTCAGTGCAGTACTGCACCCCCACACGCGCTAAGCGGCGACCTACGGGGATTGGCATTCCACAATCATCCATCTGGCAGAATTCGGCGGAAGGGCCAGTCAAGGTTTCCTGTCGTGCCAAATGAGCCGCTAGAGCGGATTCGTTGTGGATGGCCTCCAGCTTGCTGGCCTCATCAGTTACTTCCATTGTTCGTCCAATCAATCAGGTTATTGAGCTGGGCTCGACAGGTGCTGTGCAGCTCGGCATTGCGCACCTGGTTCGTCAGGACTTGAGCCTGGCCAACACCGGAGTCGAGGTCGTCAGCGGTTCCGGAGCCACCGGCCGACGCAGCAATTCCGCTGGCGCTGTTCGGGGTTGGCATTGCGGTACTGATGCCGTTGGCGGTGTTCCACACGCGGACAAAGCCAGCAGTGAACACAGCAGCAGGCAGCGTTTCAGGCTGCGCATCGAGTGCGCGTCGATAGAGAGTGGTGACACGGGCAATCTCCCCAGTGAGTTTTTCTGTTTTCTTGCGCAGGTTGTCTTTGGTGTCCGCCAGCTGGCTGGCTAGCTGATTGCCCTTGACCTGCTCGGCGCGCAGCGCGGCGAGACCTTGTTGCGCTGCGGCAGCGGCTGCATCCGATAGCGCCCGTCGCTCTTGGGCAAAACCATCACGCAGTTCAGCGGCTTTCTTTTCGCCCTCAGCAACGGCCAGTGCGTAACCTTCGTCATAGCCTTCCTGACGCGTCACATGCAGGCCGAACACCAGAGCGGCAATCAGCGCAACACACCATGTAGCCGGGCTGAACAGATCCAGCAGACGTTTCATTGGCACACTCCCTGGCCCCAGCCGTCTGCGACATACAGGGCCTCCCACCGCAAGAGAATCAGGCGTGGATATTGGCGGTTTTCTTTGAATGCAGCGGCGGAGCGCCCTGCGTTGTGCCGCTCCACCGAATCGAACCAGGTCAGCGGATCGGCGCCTTTTGCCGATGCCAACTTGCGATCTCGGATAACCCATCCGAGCCCACCGTTGTAAGCCGATAGCATCAAAGCGCCTCGCTCACAGTCGCTCCGAGCCGTGACACGGTCGGCCAGCCAACGGTCGTAGCTGACCAACGCCTGCATCGACCAGATCGGATTAAACGGCTCGACCTTGCCCAGGACATTGGGGAATACCTGGGCAAGCCAAGTGGCGGTCGAGGGCATCACCTGGCCCAAGCCTTGCGCACCGACGGGCGATTTGGCGTCGAACTTCCAGCGGCTTTCCTGATGGATCTGCGCGGCAAACGTCGCCACTGGAGCATCCAAACCCCATTCGGCTTGGGCTATGCGTGTCAGGTCGCGTCGATAGCGTTCGGCCTGGCTGGGGATCTCCGCAAATGCGTTTGATGTGTGGGCGAAGCTAACCAGCAGGCCAACACACGCGGCACCCATATATAGAAGGACTTTGCGCATTGTCAGAGCCCCAATGTCAGGCCGAGGATGCAGGCCAGTACCACCAGTGCGCGGCGAATTCCGGCCATGGCTCGTTCCATTCGTGGCACTTGGTTCGGACGGGCATAGGGAAACAATGCTCGGTCGATCCAGTAACCGAGTACGCCGCCCAAAGTGACCAGGCCAGCTTTGTACAAAACGATTGGTAATTTGTTTGGCGCGATGATGGCTAGACACAACAGCAATGCGAGGGTGATTAGCGTCCAGTCAGTCATGCGAGGCGCACGGGGGCGCCGATGGATATCAACCATCAACGAACTTCCTTTGTCGGATTAAGTGCAGCGCGGATATCCGCAAGTGAGCGCGCAGCAATTACGGGATTGCCCCGTACTGGCTCTGCTGCCGCGTAGTTACCAAGTCTCAGAGATGTATCAAGTCGTTGTGGGCGTAGTTTTTCTTTCTGCCGAACATGCTCGGCAACTCTGCGCTCATGACTCGCAACGATCAGTTCGACAGTGGCGCGCCATTCCGGAGGGCATTTGTCCATCAGCGCCCGAACGTCGTCCGCGAAAGGCGCGTCGATTACGAGCTGAGCGTATTGCCTGGATGAACGGGGCGCAGTGGCCATATGCAAACCTGCCGGAGTAGATGTCCGGACTAGATTCGCTTGGGAGGGAGTGCAGCGGTGTTTCTTACACGCGCAAGAAAAAGCCCCGACTTAGCGGGGCTTTCTATTAGAGTTTCCTGAGAGACTTCATCAATTCTATTTCAGAGTCTGGCGTACCTTCTTTCCGCAGCTCGGCTTCCCACTCGGATTCAGAAAGAGTCTTAGAGTTGTTCGAAGGCGTTGCTATTTGCGCGGCACAATCCGAGCTGTCTCTTTCCCAATTCGCTCGGACTCGATCCAATTCACTTTGCGTGAATTTTCCGGTGTAGCAACCGCCGCTGAAGTACAGAACATCAGTCAGCAGAAGCCGGCAGCCTGGAAAGCGTGAAGCAGATGCTTTGTCCTGGGAGTGCAATTGTTCATTTGCGGATCGTTGGATCTGCGCGAGCGCGGACGTGTCACGGGTCAAGCAAGCATCAAGATTCTTTGACCACAGTTGCTGCGCCGTCGCTTGGTTTGCCTTGGCATGACTCAGGTCATCTTCAAGAGTGGTGCTGGGTGTCGGCGCCGCGAAGGCCATTGACGTACACAAGGCCGAAGCCGCAAACACCACTCTCAAAGCGATCATCATTAATGGACAGTCCTGTCACCAAAGCCGAATAGGTCGGGCTCATTGCGTCGGTGCAATGCCCTTTGGCGGGCGATGATGTCATAAATGGTTGGTGATGCAAGTTTGTACTTTCTCACCAGCTCTGTCGGTTGGATGTTTGAATCCCGCCAGTCACGAAAAATTGCAGCGTCGCGCATAGCCTTCTTCAACGAATCTCCCCGAGGCAGATAGACCACTGCACCGCCCATTGTGTCGCAGATCGCGAAGACAACCGCCCTGGCTATTTCGGCTACAGCTTCTGGCCTGTCCTGCAACTTCCCCTTTAGTTCGGCCTCTGCGATTTCGACCATTTCCTTGATCGTGCCTTCCCAGCGGTGCATGACCGCCGGATCTTCCATATGTGCCAGCACTTTGTTTGGATCTAGCCTGTCGCTGTCGTCGGGAAACAATTGATCCTGGCTCATTGTGGCGCCCCTCTTCGTTTGGCGTCATACGTCAGCGCCGAAACAAGGCTCCCCAACTGCTTGCAGTCCAGCCACTCCACACGCTCAACCTTGAACATTCTTTTCGCCATTCCATCGGCATATTCCCAAGGGCGCTTGGCGTCAGTCATGAAGGCCTGGATTTTGCCGATCAGCTTTTCCTTATCGGGTGCGACCTTCGGAGCAGATCGCCCAGCGGCCTTGGCTTTTGGTTTCCACCCGAGTCTCTCAAACTCGGCCAGCACGGCCGCAACCTTCATCGGCCCCAAGTCTTTGGCCGACTCAACACCTGCTACACGTTTGAGCATGGACCGATAGGTTTCGTCATCAAGGCCCAGATCTTTTTTCGCAATGTGGATCTTCGATAGGCTTACGTTACGTCGATTCATTTTCTCCTTTCCCCTTACATTCCTCGGCAGCTCATCAGTACCCGGATGCCACTCCGGGCAGACTGGCCCAGTCACCTGGGCCGGTTTCGCTTAGTGAATCGTCGGGTTGAGTACGAGTTTTTCGCGCATTGCCTGACAGGTTTCGCAATCGCATCCGCCCAGGTGCCGGACGGTGCCTTCAAGTGAAATTCGAGCGACCAATCGGGCAGCTACGCGGCCTGCGTCACTGCCGATCATTTGGCTTGCGTTATCTACGGTGACGGATACGCCATCGGTGCTGTCTTCGATTGTGATTTGGAACTTGGCCATTCGATTTGTTCTCGTGTTTGTTCAGTGTCGGTTGGTGTGTTGTCAGAGCTGATCGCAGATCAATGCAGCGTCGGGGACGCGATGTCCTGGACGAAGATGCTTGCGATATCCAAAGGGATGGGCGCGTACTGGTCAGAGTCCCCGATACGCTCATACACCCGGATGTAGCTCTTGGAGCCAACCACTTGAACGGCATCGCTGATGGCTTGCATCGCCCTTTGCCATCGCGAGTCCTTGATTTCGAGCCTGCGAAGGGCCAACACGCGACCTGTGCTGATCTCCCCGGCCTTGTCGGTACGGAACGCCTCGTTGACCAGAACGCGCACTTCGCTACGGGCGTCTTGAGTCCACTCCACGGCGCACTCATCAATCAAAGCGCGGGCCGCTTGCAGACGCTCATCAAACTTGATGGAGTCCTGTACTGCGTGGACGATCTTGAAGCGACCGTCGAATGACAGAAGAGTGGCGTTTCCCTTCTTGCCGCCGATAGTCGCTTTGTATTGCTCGGCGGACATCTCAATGAATGCCTTGATGTCGCCGAACGCTGAGGACTTGAACTGCGCCAACTGTGCCGACACCGCTTTCGCACGCCCTACGAGTTCGATAACCAGCTCGTCGCGAGCCAGATCAATCGGTTTGATGAGATTTTCAGGAACCAGATGACCTTTAGCGTCCTGGCGAAAACCTTCTGGGATGTTGTTCATCGGTTTTGTTGCTCCATGTATGTAGTTTGGGAAGCCGTGTTTTGCATCTCCACTGCGGATGCCATGGCCTGCCTTCTTGAATCTTCGAATTGCCTGTCTGTTTTCAGAGCAGAATTCGTGCGCGCCTTGCCTTTCATGGTTGCTAGAAGCTGGTCGAGCGCTTCGTTACCGGTTTTGATCTGCCTGTCCGTTCGCTTCGGCTTCGGGAGTCGGAGTTCAGGCGGGCGTGCTTGAAGCTCACGCAGCAACAGAGCCGGTGCAGGCCATCGCTCGCAGGTGGCAAACAACGTTTCAAAGGCTTTGCGTATGCGCACCGCGTCCTTTTTTTCATCCCAGTCTCTGCCCTTGGTCATCGCGACTAGCCAGATGTCTGCCGTTTTCGTGGCCGAGTCTGCTGCCGGTGCACCGTCCAGACGTAGCGCTAGAAGGCCGGCCACGCCCTTGGCGATTTCTCGCCTAAGCCATGCGTCATTCACTAGCCCATTCCTCCAGCGCATTGATTGCCGAAGCCGTTTGGCTTGGTTGTCGCGTCCGCAATGGCAAGTCCCGGCTTTCCGGCGCTAAAACCATTCCTTTTCCAACCGCAGCCGGTTGATATTGCGACATGACCTGGTACAGCCAACCGTGACCTTTGAGTGGTGTTGCAAGGCGACCGGATTCACGAGCTATCAACGTCTGCTCAACAGCCCACAACCAGCACTCAAGAGGTGCATCGAACACCTGACCGCCTCGCTCGATGCGCTGGGCCTGGAGATCTGGAAGTAGCTCGCCGAGTAGTTTCGCGACACGATCCATGGTCAGTTCGCGGGACTCTGGCCGGAACAGTCCGAGGTAACGCACCAGCGCATGACCGACGGGGCCGGACATCTTGAATGCGATACCGAGCGCCTCGCGTGCGCCGTCGTGCGCGATCAGCGCGTCCAGCGAAAGGGTTGCTCCGCAGTTCGGGCATCGAGTTCGCATCAATGCACCTCCCGCTTTGGCTGGGCTTTCTCAAGCTCGTCCGCCCGGATCTGGGCGTACTTGTAGGTCTCAGAAAACCCGACACACGTGTCGCCCTGGTACAGACGAATCATTCTGCGGCCAGCGATGTAGATCTGCACGACGGGCACTTGCTGGCTAACAATCTCAATGGATGGTTGCATTTCCGGCACCTGCGCAACTTGGGTTGAGGGGGCAGTGCTGACAGGCTCGCCAACTCTGCATCGCTTGTGGGTTGTGCGTTGGGGCTGGTTTGTCGCGGTAGCTTTGGCACTGCTCGATGGTCACCGTGTCGTTGACCGCTACGCATTCCATCCGCCCAAGCGAACTCATGACGCGGCGTTCAACGCCAGCGGTGCTGGGACTCGTGTATTTGTTCGCCAGGATCAGACTTACCGCTGTACGACTCATGCTGATGCGAGCCGCCGCCTTAGTGCGGTTAGTCGCCGCCACCTCAGCCGCCAGAAGACGAACAAAAAGCGGTGGTTGCTGTCCCCATTTAGAAAGGTCTACTTGTGTCATTGCAGGCCTCCCGATTCTCCCGTGGAAGCAAGTTCCAGACGCGTTCGCTGAACAAGATCAGTGGGGGCGGTGACAGGCTCTTTGTTGGTATTCGCCAACTCAAGCCATTCGCTCAGCAGGTCACGGGTGCGCAGCAATGCAATCCCAGGCTCGACCAGACTGCGATCAGCGCCAGCGGTGCCGGTGGTTTTTGCGAAAACCAGTTTGCTCAGGTTGGGGTCGTACACCTGGAGAGAGTCCAGTTGACGAATTTCGGGAGGACGGGGGCCCGTGTTTTTTGCACTAATCAGCCGATAGGTGTCTTGCGTATGAGCCCCGTTCTCAGTCTTTTCGAGATAGCCCGCTTCTGCGAGTGCATTCATGTACTGACGCACTTTGATAGGGGTTAGAACAACACCTCCGGTCGATGCCGTTTGTGCAACGTCATCAACGGTCACTTGCCCGCTCAATATCCGTAAAGTTCGCCATATGTTTTCCGTGGCAAGGTGGGCGAACGTGCGTTGGCCTTTGCTATTGAGGCGCGGATGCTCCGCACCTTCATCACGAATCAGAGCGAAAACTCGGCCTTCCTTCCCCTTTGGGGTCTCAATTAGTCCTATGACACCAGCTTTGGTCAAAGCTTGGAAATACCGGTTGATGTCATAAGGCTGTTGACCGCTACGGCGTGCAATATCGTTTATTGAGAAGCCAGGACGAAGCAGGCGGATCGACTCCCAAATACGCTGCCGAGGTTCTTTTGTGCCGGTAACCAGCAAGTGAGGTGTGCGACCAGCCATTAGCGAGCCCTCCGGCTAGGGGCTTCGCCAGTGAACCAGGCTTTTGATCCCCAAGCCGTCATATCGACATGGTCAAGCATCATTGCCGAGGCTTCGGACTTGACCCTGTAAAGATTGACAGCGATTCGGCGTAAGCAGCCTTTGGTCACTCGGTTCAGGTCTTCCAAAAGATCATCACTGAACGTGAGTTCTGGATAGCTTTCAGTGGCAAGCTGGCGAATGTCTTCAAGGGTGGCGGGTTGGGCCGGCACCCACTCCAACACGCGGTTATGCAAGCGTTCCAGGCGTTGAAGTGATGCGGGTACACGCTCTTCGCCGATCAGGACAATAGTTCCCTCGCTGGCGTTGTAGATGTCGGTCAAGACGTTAGCTGCTGCCTTGTCGAGCAGGTATTGCACATCGTCGACAATCAGCGGGCGGCGCGACGCCGACAGCTGAATTGCAATCTGATCCACCATCTCTGACAAATTGCGCCCCGGCAGAATGCTCATGTCGCGGAGAATGGCGAGCAAAAATGCTTTCTTGCTCCAGGTATCGCGGCACTCGGTGTAATAGCAACGATGTTGATTTCCCGCAAAGGCCGCTGCTGCGCTCTTCCCATATCCGCTTGGGCCGTACATGGCTACGAGTCCTGGAAGGCCAACAGGTCTTGCCTGAGCGCGCTTCATTGCGCCGGAAAGCAATCCGACATTTGTCAACGGAACAATCTTGGTTACACTCACTGTGTTTCTCCTGTCTGGTCTGGCGTGCTGCAACACGCCGACTGCTTTAAAGCGGGGTATGTCCTATCCCGCGTATTGTTGAAAAACTTCTTGCATCGCTACGAAATCCGGGTGGCTTGGGTAACGCTCATGCCACCTGGCTTCCTCTGGGGTCAGTTCTTCCCCCATCATTTTTTTCTGATCCAATCGAATCCAAAGTCTGTATCGCGCTACGTCATCGCCCGGAACTTCGAACTTTGGGCGTTGCTGTTCTAGCGACTTCGCGAAATCTCTCGCGGCTTCCAGTGCCTCCACTGAAAGGTTTGCTGACGGTGCGGTCGTAGGTGCAATCATTTCCACCCGATGCCCCGTCAGCGTCTCTAGCTTGTCCACGGAACGCTTGAGTTGACCTTGCTCCCGCTTGGCACGACCGCGCTCCAGTACGTTCAGTGGCATGTAATCCGAGGCATTGCCGTCTAGCAGGGCCTCACCGATCAGCTCACCGTCTAACGCGTATGCCCAGATCCGTGCAGCATCTCTAACGTCATAGGCCAGCCGTATTTCTTGGCCGTGCAAGCTCCGCAAGCTGTCGAGGAAATAGGTTTGATTGATCCACTGGATCTCCCCGCGATGCGTCTTGCGGATTACCTGTGGTCGCATCAGCGACTCCACCAGCTCAGGGGTAGCCACAACCGGTTCCCAGCCTTCTTGAATGGCTAGCTGCCACGCTTCGTCCGGGCTCGGGTGTCGCATTGCTCCGGTGATCGGGTCGCGAATTTTTTCCAGTCCCCTGTGCGGGGTGCTGTTGTAGTTAGCGATTTCATCCTCGACGCCGGCCATGAACTCTCCGAAGGTTGGCATCAGCCTTGTCGTTCCGATTTCTTTCAACTGCTTGCGGCCAAGCCGGTGAACCCTGGTGCCGGCGTGTTTGTCCATGTCGGCGCCGATGTAGCTGGTCAGCTTCTTGGCTGCGCGCACCCAGATGGTCTGGTGTCCTCGTTCGGAAAGGCCACGCGCCTGACTGTTGTAGGGAATCGAGTGCTGCATCGTTCCGCCAAGGCGATCCACCACCTCGCGCACCATGTCGTTGTCAAAGCCTGAGCCGTTGTCGACATAGAAAATGGTGAACATGGATTTACTGACGGCATCCCGCAGAGCGTCCAGAACGCCGATTGCTGATTCAGCCTCGCCGACCGAAATCCCAACCAGTCGACGTGTAGCGACATCGAGAACAGTTGTGATCTCAGGGCGGTACGGTTTACCCGTAATCGGGTTGATGACCTCGGCGTCGAATTTGTGTCCGTCCGCCGTATAGACGTCACCTGGAAACATGTTTTTGGTGGAGCGGCGGCGGAAAGGCTGCAATGACTTCAATTCTTGGGGGCTCATGCGGCCCACATTGAGAGCCTCCGGCGACAGCTTTTTAAGAAACCGCTGTACCTTGTGAATGCTGGGGAGCGTTCCTTCGTAATGTCGCGAAAACTCGGCGTAGCTTGCTGCGACGCTGGGTTTCGTTGGACGCTGATAGCATCGAAGAAACTCTTTAGCCCACTCCGGAATCGTCAGATCTGTTCGCCGACGCAGTGGGGCCAACCCCGTTTCTCCATTTGTCCTATAAGCGGACAGCCACCGTTTAAGGCTCCGCTCTGACAGCGCTCTATCGTCGGTCTTCCTGTCGTTAGCAAGCGCTAATCGGTCGGTCAGGTACTCGCTCAAAGCGCCGTCACGGGCTTGTCTGACCAAAACGTCAATAGCCCGACTCTGGCTCGTAGAAACACTCATGCGCTCGATTTCCCGAATGAAGCAGAGTCGAGCAATCATCACGTTCCGCTGAGCATCATTCAGTTTTGACGAGCCCTTAGCATTCGTTGCATCGTCCTTTCGCTCCGCAACTACAGCAGGGGCGAGCACAGCAGGGGCTTCCACCGCTGCAATCGATTGCGCCATCAAAGCAGCCTGAGTTTCGCTTGGCAGGCAGGCGAATGGGTACTCCACTGCCTTACTGGCAGCACGCTTCCGGCTATCCCATTCCTCACGAGTAGCAAGTTTGCGAACGCCTGGCACCGAGCCGGGAAGTCCTGGCAAACCTGCAAGTTCTTGGCACGTATACCAGTTACGCATCGCCGTCTTTCCGCTGGGTTTTACTGTGACCAACCGGACTATTTTCGGTATGCTTCTGATAGGCGGAATTAGCCTCAGCGCGGTTTGGCCGCTGGCGTGATGGAGTGCCATCCGCGTTCCATCGCTCGGGCCAAAGCTGCTCTGGCTGAAGACCTAAAGCTTTCGCTATCACGCGCTCAACCCTCGGATAGGCCCGATGCTTGGCGTTGCGTATAGCGCGCTCGTTTAGTTCATTCGTTTTGGCCAGATCCGCAAGGCTGGTGCCGCGAACCCGGAGTTGGAATTTGATCCACTCCCAGCGGCGTTCTAAATCGAGCGGTATGTCGTAGGTTTCCATTGAATAACCATCGTCTAGGGTGGTTTTTTTCGGCTTTCTAACGGCCGGTTTAGGACAATATATCCCGTATTCGGGACTCGGTAAACCGGATTCGGGAGTTTTTATTCTCGTTTTCGGGTAAGACAATGACCATTCTGGGAAAAACCAAGTGAATTCAGTGACTTACACGGAAAAGAAACACGCGCCAACGGGCGAGAATGCAGTTTCTTTTCCGAATTCGGGAATAGAAACCCGTATAGCCACAGTTGCTAGCTTGTTCGAATCCCGAAAACAGGCTGCTGAAGCTGCACAGGTGGCGCTGTCGTCTCTTCAACGCTGGATTGCTGGTGAGGGAATGCCCGCATTCAACTCGCTGGCATTGCTAGCTTCGGCGGTTGGGGTATCGCTTGACTGGATTGCGTCAGGTCGCGGGGAGATGTACCCGGTAGAAGGCAGCACGGCGCAACCAGGGGATGACAGCATTTACGCCTATGTCCCGCTATATGACGCTCGGATAAGCCAAGGGCACGGTGCCTGGAGCGACGGAGCGCGCATTCTGACAATGCTGGCCTTCACTAAGTACAGTCTGCAAAAAAAGGGGCTGAAGCCCGCTCAGCTTGCGGCTGTGCGTGTAGACGGGGACTCAAACGAGCCCTTTCTAAAGGATGGGGATACGGTGATGGTCGACCTGTCCCGCAATACCATTCAGGGCGAGGCGTTCTATGTCATCCGCTTGGATGATCTGCTCTATGCCAAGCGATTGCAGCGTCAGATAGACGGTGGTGTCCTGGTCATCAGCGCAAACACCGCCTATCCAAGCGTACATGTGCCTACGGATCGCCTGGAGCGGCTTCAGGTCGTGGGGCGTGTGGTTTGGTCGGGCGGCTGGATGATCTAAGCCACCAGTGCCAAAGAGCCCGCTAAACGCGGGCTCTTTTGTTTGCAGCACTATTTTTTGATTTGGCGTCTCTTTTGGCACTGATTCAGGCTTGCTTACCTCTCAAGCCCCCGGTTTTCCTAACTTGTCCTGTTTCTTCCCTGTTCTTCCCACCGGTTTCCTTTAGTGCCATATCTCTTACCGCCTCACACAACCCTGTGGGAGCGGGCTTGCTCGCGAAAGCGTCGTGTCAGGCAATAAATATGTCGACTGACCCACCGCATTCGCGAGCAAGCCCGCTCCCACAGGGGTTAGGCGTTTTATTCCGCGTTGCACAGCGCCAGGCAGTTATCGAGCATCCGGTTGGAGAAGCCCCACTCGTTGTCATACCAGGCCAGCACTTTCAGCAGTTTACCGGTGGATTTGGTGTGGTTGGCGTCGAAGATCGACGACAGGGGGTTGTGGTTGAAATCGCTCGATACCAGCGGCAGGGTGTTGTAGCCGAGGATCTTCGAATGCTGGCTCGCCGCTTTCATCAATGCGTTGACTTCATCGGCCGAGGCTTCGCGCTTCAACTGTACAGTCAGGTCAACCAGCGACACGTTGATTACCGGCACGCGCACGGCCATGCCGGTCAGTTTGCCGGCCAGTTCCGGCAGCACCAGGCCCACGGCTTCAGCAGCGCCGGTCTTGCTCGGGATCAT